TTATACCGAGCAGTATCGTAAGAAGCTGAAGGATGATGATGTGCGACGTATTCGTGCAGAGGTAGCAAAAGGTAGAACAAGAACTTCACTCTCAGTTGAGTATGACGTCGGCGTTAAAACGATTAGCAACATAGTTACTCGAACTACCTGGAAACATATCGACTAAGTCGACTAAGTCGAGCTATCATGCTGTCATAGTTAATGGCAGCATAGTGTCGTCAATTCCTGTTTTGGGGACTGCGATTGTCAATAATCCTTATTGGCTTCACAGACTGTTTATGAGTATCGACTATCCGGTCGATAACTTTGTCGTTTTCAATAACAACGGAAGAGATCAGATCACATCTGGAGTTGATGCATTACATAAGCTCAACAACCCAAACGTCAAGAAGGTGCATGTTACGCACATGCCAGCAAACCTCGGGTGCTCGGGAGCGTGGAACCTGATTATTAAGAGCTTTCTTAAAGCTCCTTACTGGGTTATTAGTAACCACGACGTGATGTTCGAGCCTGGGTTTCTCCAGGAAATGAACGAGAAAGCCCAGGACCCTGAGGTCGGGACCATCCACGGATCAGGCGGCGGTTGGGATATTTTTTTGCTGAAGGACTGGGTTGTAAATAAGTACGGCCTTTTTGATGAGAACCTGTATCCCGGTTATTGCGAGGATATGGATTACGGGATGCGTTTTATTCACGATGATATTAAGCGTGTGCTCGATCTAGAGCATGACTACTATCACGGCAAACATAAGGACTACACAGACGGTTCTCAGACATGGCGATCCGAGCCTGAGTTGGCGATGCCGATTCATCTGTGCCACGAGCTCAATAAGAAGTATCTTCACCTGAAGTGGGGTGAGGCGTGGCAAGCCCATGTGGATGGTGAGACTCATAAATCTCCATTCAACATTTCTGAACTACCCGTAAGTTTCACGACCTACGATCTTGAGTTCGTCCGTAAAAAACACTTAGGTTTCTGATGCAAGTCCGTCACGTAATTGAATCAGCCTGTCTCTCAGTCGATGACGACCCGGCTGTGCAAAACTTCGATCAGTGGGAACTGGTCTGTGAAGCTATCTACCGAGCTTCGAAAATCCGCATAAAAAGTACAAACCCAGTAGCTAACGCTTTTCCAGGCGATCACTATCGATTGCTTGCAGGGCTGCTGATGGGTATGGAATCAACAAAGCCTATTGATTCGGTTGTAGAAATAGGTACTCACTATGGAAATGGCACTCGTATTTTTCTTGATTACACGAGGGAAGCCAAGGTAGTTTCTTTTGACATAACCAGTTGGGAAAAGCACGATACAACGTTTCTTACTGAGTCGGATTTTGCAAGCAACGGTGGCCGCTTAGTTCACTACACAGATGACCTAAAGGAGCAAGAAGCTTTTAATAAGCATGCAAAACTCCTAGCATCTGCAGACTTTATTATGTGTGACGGTCCTAAGGACGGCGTTTTTGAAAAAGCGTTCTTGCAGAAATTATCAGTTCTGAATATGCCTAAGAAACGTCGTTTCCTTTTCCTCGACGATATTCAATTTATGAGTGAGATTATGCTTTGGCGCAGCATCCAGAGTCCCAAAATGGACCTGACTTCTTTTGGTCACTTCACAGGCTCTGGGTTGGTGGATATCTCGGAAGGTCTTAAACTCTCTTGATAACGAAGGCTTAATTAAAAGCGATGCCTTTTTACTCCTCGTTCACAGAGGCAGGGATGCTTCAGAATAAACTTAAAGAGTTTCTCAGCTCGAAGAACATGACTTCGTTCGGGCTGAGTAAATTGGCAGGATTATCTCCTACTACCACGCGGAAGATCTACGTAGATCCTTTGTACCTACCTTCTCCAGAAGTACTAGAAAAGTTGTGCCTTTCGTTGGACTGCACTCCTAACGACATACTTGAGATTAAAGGTAGACTGGATACAAATAGAGTGGTATCTTCCGGTGTTTTCTAAAGCAGATTACGAACTAGCATCTCGTATTTTGGGTCTGCCTACGCCGGAAACCCCGGCTGAACAGGCTGCCGCAGCTCCCGTTGTTGCCGAAGTCCTTCGTAAATTCGCTCGTGGCGAAAATCCGATGCCTGGCTTCGAGCAAGAAGGCATGTATACCGGTGCCACCCGGTCGTTGAACGGATATCCAAACAACAACGAACCCATGCTGGACGCAAAGATTGCGTCTCGTATGCGCACTGAGAATGAACCTCCTCAGGACGATATGTACCTGCTGGAGCTTTTGAATGAGCTGGACCCAGAGGAAGCTCAAGCAATCATCATGATCTTGGAACTTCTGGCTGATCAGAAGCAAGAGCACATGGATATGCTTTCTTCCCAACGGCCTGCTCAGTACGACACGCCGAACATGGGTGATAACTACAGTATGTTGAACGCTCCTTCCTCTAATGGAATCGAGCCCTCCCGTCAGTATCAACAACTGAGCTGATAATTATGAACAATAGAGAGCGTCAACTACGAGAACGAGACGTCCGGAAACTAGCTCCGGAACTAGATGCTGATAATTTCATGCAGATGTATATGGAAAGTAATTTTCCACAAACAGCTGCAATCCCTTCAACCGGTCAGTTAAATCAGGGCCTTAATGTACAACAAGGGACTGATGATCTAAAATTGATGAAGAAGCCTCTTAGTGGCACTAAATACGACAATCCAGGAGGTTTCTGATCATGGCTCCACAGTTAGCAGCAGGGGGTGCCAAAGCTTTTCTTTTTGCCGTTTTAGCCGATATGGTGGCAAATAATGTCGGCGGTGCTCTACAAGGAGGACTCGGAGCAGGTCTCCAACCTCAGATTACTGGAGGCGGTGGAGCAGGAAGTAAGTTCATGATTACACTTCCTGAAGCTCGTCAGACTGAACTGGCTTTTGCCAACGAAAACTTCCGTCGAAGTCTTGTAGGGAAGCCTTTATTAAGTGCTAGGGAGTTTATTGCTGACCGTGAAGAAGCGCTTAGGCAGTCAGCTCGTGAAGCTGGTCAGCGAGAATACGCTCGCGAACAGCTGAAAACTCAAGCAGCTGTTATGCCATCGATTGCGCAGATGCTCGGAACTCAGGCCACAGCGAATGCCACCGTGGGCAGTAACATCGCCCAAAAACTTTTAGAACAAACCCTTGCAGATCCTGCAATGGTTGCCGCCGCTACCGGTAAGTAATCATGGCTTCAATTCTCGCCCCTTTTGCCGCCCCTGCTTTGACTGGGTTGAAGTACGGTGTATCAACCTTAGTTGGCGCACCACTCGCTGCTACAGGTCTTGCACTGGCTGGCAATGTCGTAAGAGGGGTAGGCGAAAAGATTTTTGCTCCTACTGAGCAGCAGATAAAAGACGCAAAAAGACGAGAAGATAGAGAAGATACTGCGGATAAAAAAGCTCTAAGAATGCTAGAGCTTGAGATCCTGAGAGCTACGCAAGGGCAAGAAACTCTCCAATCTTTAGTTAAGGGTCAACTTGACCAGCAAACAGCTCAAACTGAGCTTCAAAGAGATCTTTTAGAGGCCGCTACTGATCCAGATCTTCTTCGCGAGAGCGAGGGTATCAGGACTCAGAACAAACTTGAGCAGATCGCGGCCTACCAACGAGGCCAGATGGAGCAGACGCGTGAACTGACGCGTCGGCAAATCGAAAGCGACACAATCAAGGCGTGGCAAGGCATTACTCAAGCTGAGATCAATCGTGATACCGCGATGGGTCTGGGCATGATGCAGATTGCATATCAATCTGGTATGCCTAATCCCAACACCCTGAGCGCTGCAGCCAATTTTGCTGCACAAGGCCGCGCAGGCTTTACTGCACCTAAATCCCCTATCTGATCATGTCTTTAGGTAACGTTCTTTCTGGTGCAGGCCAAGGTTTCATGGCTGGGGCATCCACAGGCATGCCTCATATGGCCGGAATTGGAGCTGGTGTTGGAGCTATTTCTAGCCTCTTCGGTGGTGGCGGAGGAGGAGGCGGCGGAGGCGGTCAAGCTGGCGACTCTTACCTGCAGTTTGCCCAAGCAATGGCAGCTGCCAACAGTCCTCTTACCGCTGCTTATCAAGGACTGACTGCAATGCAAGGCGCACTTGCAGGTGCGATTGGTCAGCAAGGTACAACTCAAGCAAGTGCTCAGCTTGGAATTCTGACTGAAGCTCTTCAACGGGCTCAAAAAGATGCCCAGCTTCAAGCATCTACCGCTGGATACACATACGGCAAAGGCATTGATGCCCTCGCTGATTTGCAGAAAGCAAAGCTTTCCACGAATCTTCAGGCTCCTCAACTCGCTGCTCAAGCAGGTGCTGCAGGATTAGCTGGTCAAAATCAACTCGCTAATCTTCTTGGCTCTACCAATATCGGGGTTCGTGCTCGCGAAGAGCAAACTGCACAAGATATCGCTAAGAAGCAAACCGACATTGTCGGGGCAGCCGCTCTGAACCGTGCGTCTACTGAGGGCAAACTTGCTCTTGGCGCACAACAATTCACCTCAGCTGCTGAGCTCGGTAAGCTCAATGTTCTTGGTGATCTGGCTCGCACCAAGGCTCAGACCAAAGGTCAACTTGCCCTTAAGAAGTTCGGCGCTAACCAAGCTCTTGCTGGTGCCAGAATGTTTGCATGATTAAATCCGCAATCGGCGATTCAACGAGTGTGGGCACTTGGCTGTCTGCACTTGAAAAATCAGAGCAGGATGCTTTCAAGCATTATGCAAAGAACGCCACGAGTGACGTTGAAACTTATTTATATGCACGGTTTTTGAAACCTGGCTACGAAGGTTCAATCGCTGATCTGACCGCGTGGGTCCAGGAGAAATATCCGAAGGATGATCTCCGCAAGGTGCTTTTGATCGAGATCGACTCGATGAAGACTGACCTTCACAATGTGCGTCAAATGACCTTGACTGGCATGTTGGATCATGCCACGGCTGCTACCAAGATCGCCGTACTTCAGAAGGAGATCAGATCACACATTCAGGCAGTTCGGCAGATTACAGATGGTTTGGATCGACGAGGTTTGCTTCTTGCTGGTGCTGATCGCTGTATGCGCGAGTTGCTCAACAGTTTCGAAGATGCTCCTACAGTCCACTCGTTGTTAGAAGATGCATCACTAGTTGTGTGGGGAACCATCGAAAGAGAGGAAAAGTCGTAAGTCAGACCTAGAGTCAGGACACCGAACCGGACGTCCTTGTTTAACCCACCAGTGAAAAGCCGCGTTTGCAAAACGTGCGGGGCTAAAGCAGTAAAGGTCATTTACATAGAAGAGTGCAACGTCCCTGGAACTTCTGAGAAACATAAGAAACGTCGGCTTGAGTGTACAGAATGTAAGGCTCGGACGACGACAAGGGAAATATCTGAGGAGCTCTTTCAGCAGCTTTTGAAAGACTCGTCTTCACTATTAAAGATTTTTGATGCAGTTCAAAATGTAAGGATGCCTGTGAATATCCCCTGCCACAACTGTGGATTAAACGAAAAAGACAAATGCGATATCGATCTTCCGGAGTTTATGACTGCAGAGGCAGTCGGTTGTTCGTGCTTTAAGAAAGCTTCCTAGCTTTTGTCAAAACAGTGTTCGGCTAGAAGTCGAAACAACTTTTTCTTCTTTTGCTCCAGAAATATTTGTTCTTGAGGGTCTCCGCCAGGCCAGCGCTCATACGCATCGCACGTGGTTTTATATTCAAGGCGTAAGCCTCGTATATCGTAAGAAATTTGATAAAGCTCTTCTTCCATAATTATGGCGAAGGCGGCTGCAAAGGAGACCGCCTTCTTTCCGTCAAGAACTAACCCCTTGGCAAAATCAGTTATTGACCGGACTCATTAAGCTTAGGACGTTTAAGACCGGAGTTCTAAAAATCCCCATAAAAGAGTCATTAATGCCTAAGGACATAACAAGTTCTTCATCATCTACGAAGCAACCGAAGGGCAAGATGCACGCAGGTTGATTAGATACGTCATTACCCACGGCATCAGACCAAGTGACGAGCTCATCATTGGTTGATCCCGCGAACAAAGGCTCGTCCATCATTCTCGTGACACGAGTCAAATTCTCATCGAGCATGTAAGCACCGAGAGAATAAAGAAGATAAGGACGACGGTTCAGTTCGCTGACCATGTGCTTCCAGTGATAGAAGACGAGCCACTCGTCACCGACTTTGATCGGAGCAGTGGAGTTAAAGGTCGGATAGTCACCGGTTACTTTTTTCAAGCACGAAGAGTCGATGACTTTGTCCTCCTCACCAGGCGTTTTGATGACGATGGGTTTGGTGGAATACAGAAGACGAAGGTGTTCTTCGTCAGAGAAGAAGCACCAGTTTTTCTCTGCCTTACCTGGCTCCAAGTTCATCCCAACAGGTGGGAAGTAACAATCGACGAGGTTACCGAATTCGTCTATAGCGCCAGTACAGACTTTGGGGGAGCTAAGCATCTTGTGCTTTGAGGAGTCCCACTTCGATGCGTATGTGCTAGTTACGAATTGGCACATCAAGGTATCGTTCGGGGCTACGAAAATCCGGGGATCCTCGTGGCTTAAACGGTGCTTGCGATCGAGAAGCTTTCGAGGAGCGAAGATAGTTTCGTCATTTGCCATTTGACCTACCCAGATATCGGTAGGCGTGTTGTTGTAGTAGAAGTACTTTTTATCGTGTCTGAAGACAAACGGTTCTGGTTGTGATCGCCACGCGATGAGCGTTGCTTCTCGATGCTTGATCACACAAGGGCTGAAGTTAGCTACAGCTCCTTCGGGAAGACCGTACTTAATACGTGTAAAAGTTCCTCCGATGTCATGAGCTTGCTCGTAGACAGTCGGGTAGCCCGATTTTGTCGGAGCATACGCGTTCATGACTACGTTCTGGAAGACAGTCCTGTAGCGGTGAAATTGTGCTGTCATTTGGAGAGCTCCTGGATTGCTGCGTTGAAACCTTCAGAGATTTTGTCCCAACGGAAGGAAGGATCCTGTGTGGTTTTGAAACAAGCCTGAGCGACTTTTTCGTAATGTTCTTTGTCGGAGTAGAGCTTCGTGAGACGCTCTGCCATGTCGTCAACATCGACGATTCCCCGCTCTACGCCTAAATCTTTGTCGTAAATCCAAGCGGCGACATCTGCCAGTTCTGCACTTCCTTTCCAAATATCAGAGGAGGAAGTGTGGTTGGGGAGAACTTGCGGACGTTTACACGACGCGTGCTCGAAAGGAACGAGACCCCAACCTTCTCCGTTAGCTGTGTTGATACCCACGTCGCAAGCGTTGTAGATCTTGTTAAGGAGCTCATCAGGAGGAGCATCCATATAGTTGATGTTGTTGGTCGTCATAATCATGCGTTCAGCTGGATCAATTCCGTTACGACGCATCTCGGTGTCGAAGATCGCCCTCACATCCCAGCCGAGATCCTTCTCGGACATGTGGAGATACAAGCGGGTATCAGGTTTGTCCTTCGCGAACTTTGCAAAAGCCTTGATAGTCAGATCAATTTGCTTACGCGGTTGGTTGCGGTTTGCGTTCAGGACAATGAACTGATCCTCAGGGATTCGAAGTTGTTTCCGTGCTTCGCTCTTTTCCATGGGGAAGAACTTACCTTCGTCGAGACCGTGGGGAATGACGCCCATCAGTTTCGGCTTAACGCCTTGCCTCATCAGGCGATTCGCCTGTTCGACTGAGAACGTGATTGCGAAATCCCAGTCTTTGACGTATCGAAGCAGAGTACTCACGTAGTACTCCGAATCAATCGGGAAGTAGGCAATGAACTTGAATTTAAGGCTGTCCTTGAGGAGGTGAACCCGCTCCCACACCTGGTTTACAATCCAGATGTCATTCAGGCAAATAATAAAGTCTGGCTTTTCTGCTTCTACGATCTGTGGAAGACGCCCGATACCGAATCGATCGGAAGGGTTTCCTGCAGAGGCGGGGTATACCCTAAAGGGAAGATTATGAGGATCACCGTTGTAATTAATACCGTAAGCAATGATTTCATGGTGTGCTGACAGATGTTCTAGGATACTATGTGTAACACGGGCAAATCCTGTATTCGATAGGATGTCTCCGTACCAGAGAATTTTTGCCATTTGGCGATTAGAATTTTCCTATCACTATAAAGCCAGTTTTTAAAAAGACATGCCGAGTCGTGAGACATTTGCACACCGTAGAAGTTTAAAACTACGTGCTGCAAAAGCAGTAAATTCTGAGAGTGCTGAGCTAGATAGTATATTTACAAGAGCAGCAGATGACTTTCATACGTTCTGTACGATTATGGATAAAGCGCCTGCAGCGCATATGTTGGAGTGGCATAAACACCTGATCACTGGAGAGAGCAACAGATACCTTCTTGATATTGCAGGACCTAATCTTGATATCCTCGCGCCACGAGGAAGTGCGAAATCCACCGTTCTTAATATGTTCACCGCCTGGATTATCGGGCGGCACACTACGGCTGGGTTACCGCTTCAGATCATTTATTGCTCGTACAACATCGCCACAGCTATCCCGAAGAGTCGAATCATCAAGCAGATTATTGACTCTTCTACGTTCAAGAAGATTTTCCCCAAAGTCCAGTTGCGGGCAGGGATGCAGTCAGATATCGGTTGGAGTATCGACTTTGATTACGCAGGCATCAGCCGCGTGGGCGACGAAGAATTCACACTGAGGGCTGCCGGACTGCGAGGCAGTATCACCTCGAAACGTGCTCACCTCGTCATCGTGGATGACCCTATCAAGTCGAGTACGGACATCAAGAACCCGTCGATTAGGGCGGAGATGAACAACAACTGGTCTTCGGTTATCGCCCCGATTATTTTCGAAGGCGGTCGATCGATCTGTCTGGGCACCCGATTCCATCCACTCGATATTCACAAGACGATGTTCATCCCAAGTAAGGGATGGAAACAAGTTCAGCAAGAAGCCCTTACGTATGACGAAGACGGAGAGGCAGTCAGCTACTGGCCTGAGCAGTGGAGTGTCGATTATCTCCAGGGTCAAAAAGAATTAGATCCGGTTGCTTTTGCCTTCCAGTACCAGCAGCAGCCGGTGATGACCTCGGATCTGATCCTCTCGCCAGACCTGTTGGTTAAAGGCGATGTGGTAACTGAGTTCGACAGCTTGGCAGTTGGCATCGACCTCTCAGCGAGTAAGAACGAGACGTCCGACTACACCGCGTTTGTCCTCGGAGGGAAGTTCAAAGACAAGTACTACATCGTCGATGCTCATCAAGTACGGTCCATCGGAAACTTAGAAAAGATCGATCTACTCGCGAAGATGCTCGTGGAGTGGGGGATACTCCAAGAGAATGCCGAAGGGCAATATTTCCCGACATATTCGACATGCACGTTGGTCGTAGAATCCGTTGCCTATCAGGCGTCTCTGGCTGCCGACCTCAGACGAATCATGTTGAATGAGTGGGGTTTGGGGAATCTACATATTCATGAAGTTAAAGGTTTCAGAGGTGACAAAATCTCCCGATTTAGGGGCACACTAGGACTGCTCGAAAACAAGAAGGTGGTCTTCAACCGGTATCGAAAGTTCGATCAACTGTTTGATCAACTGATCAATCTCGGAGCTACCTCGCACGACGATCTTCTTGATGCATACACACACTTGATGTGTTTCCTGCAACGTCGAGGAAACTTCCAAATGGAGTACTGATGAAAGAGTCGTCGTTTCTGATCTTCGTCACTGCCCACAACCCTCTTGCTCGATTCGATGTCCTGCTTGAGACCCTCAGGGGTTATCAAGAGATTCCTGGAGTCAAGGACGTTTTCATCCATATCGACCACGAACACGAAGGAGACAAGACTGCTTTAGAGGAGCTCCTAAAACCAAACGTTGATCTGAACTCGATCAACGTGATCGTTGCCGACAAAAAATACGAAGGTTTCTCACTCACGTGGGCACACAAGGCGTTGCTTAAGGAAGCGATTAAAAATGAGATGTATGACTACTACATATACTCAGAAAACGACATGCTCTTCAAGAGCGAGCATTTTATTTATTGGTACTCCTGGAAAGATCGGCTGAAGAAATTAAATCTGGAACCTGGGTTCTGTCGTTTTGAGGAGTTTGAGGGTAAGACGGTTCCCTTTGACAACCACAGAGTTATCGAGTTGAACGCACCTACGAGAAAGGTCTGGGGTGATATTGACTTTGTATCTCAGTCAGTGTTGACGCCGAATGATTCGGTTGCGGGGTTTGTGACACTCAGCAATCCGTACATGGGTATGATGATCCTTGATCAGGAGATGGCAAATCTGTATGTCGATTCTCCTAGTTCAGATCCTGTAAAAAGTTTTGAAAGAGTCCAGCATCGTTGTTGGCCGATCGCCGACAGAAGTTCTTTAGGCACTGCATTTGAAGGACTGGTTCCTGGGCAAGATCACAAGCGTGCTGTACCAGTTGTTATTGACAAAGGCAAACTACAAATACCTCCTTACGCTCTGCTGGAACATCTTGATACAAAGTACAGCGTTGAACTCAGTGAGAAGCTAGGGTCCGTCTTGGATGTCTCGGAAATTTTTGGATTCCGTACTAACTGAGTTTGAAAGACGAGTGCAACTCGCAGCTACCTCACAACCTCAAATGGCAGAAGATCTCGTCAACCATCCCAATCACTACACCTCTGGTTCTATTGAGACCATTGACTATTTAGAGTCGGTTCTCACAGAGGAAGAGTTCCGTGGGTTCTGTAAGGGAAACGTTCTTAAATACGTTTCTCGTGAAAGACTCAAGAACGGTAATCAGGATCTTGAGAAAGCTGCTTGGTATTTAAATCGACTGACGAGTAAAAAGAGCTAGGATTGATTTAAACAGTTTTTCGTAATGGATATCCGAGCATTCGGCTCTACATACGGGCAGCAGAACTCATTGCCTATGGCAAGCGGATTTCTGTGGTCCCCTGCGGATGGAGAAAAAAGATTTTCTACATGTCGTTGTGTCTTTATTGAAGCTAAGGCTTCTTCTGGTAAAGACGACGTTTACGTCGAGTTCAACGATGGACCTGGGCAATATATTCACGTAGAAAATTTAGTGGGTGATCAAAAACTAGAATGGGGTTTGACTGCCATTAGTGGTGGGTCTATTCAAGGTGCCATCGTTCTCTTCTAAGTAAATGAATCCTTACGACCGCGCTGCTTTCGGTTTTTCTCAAGCGTATGACATGAACATGCGGGCTGCTGACGAGCAGCGCCGTGTCAATCGTCCCTCCACAGAAGCTTTTACACAAGAACTTGAGGATGAGCGCACAG